CAATGGCAGCGCAACTGATTTGTAATCAGTGGGTTGCAGGTTCAACTCCTGTCACTAGCTCCAAAAAATGCCGTTCATTCGTGATATTAAATCACGTGAACGGCATTTTCTTTTGCGAAAACACGGTAAAATACGGTGAAAAACAGGAATAAACTAACAAACAGGCTAACAAAATTAATATTCCATCTTCCGCATCTCCTGTAACAAATATGTCGGGTCGTTGTGGGAAACGTACTTGTTTGCTGTGGTGGAAAAATTTTTGTGACCGAGGATAGCCTGCACGGCAGTCTTTTCAAGGCCGCACTCCACCATCTTGCTGCTGGCCGTGTGGCGAAGGGTGTGCGGGTGCACGCCATCGATCTGGCACTCCTGCATCAAGGCCCGGAACTTCGTGGCCACGTTTCTCTTGTCCAGCTTGGTTCCAGCCTTAGAAGGTATCAGCCACTCGCACCCGCTGTCCATCATCCAGAAGGCGATGATCTTGTAAATGGGGTCGAGGATGGGGATGATGCGGTTTTTGCCCGCTTCCGTTTTTTCACCGCCCTGCATGTAGTGCTCTTTCAGGTACACGTTCTCGCAGCGCATGGAAAGCAGCTCATCGATGCGCATTCCTGTATAGAGAAGCACCATAGCAATCTGCGCTGTCTGACCAAAGCGCTTGTCGGTCTGGTAGGCGCTGATCCGGGCGATCTCGTCCGCCGTAAGGGTGCGCTCTGCCTTTCCGGCTGCGGCTGGAAGGTGAAGGAGCTGGGCGTAGTTTTTGTTGATAATGTCCTGGGCCATTGCCCACTCACATAGCTGGCTGAAAAGGGTGCGCTGCTTCTCACATGAGCTGCGGGAGAGACCGTCTGCGACCATCTGGTCTATGATCTGCTGATAGTCCTCCGCTTTCAGGTCTCGCATTTGTCGGCTGTACAGCGGAGCGGCTTTTTTGAAAGCCAGCTCGTATCCATTTATCATGTCCCGGCTGAGACTTGAAAACTTCGGCTGTGCCCGCCATTTTTCGTAGGCATCCGCAAAAGTACACTTCAGACGCTCTGCCGGGGTGTTCTGGGCGTTATATGCGTCAAGCGCCTGGACGGCTTCCCCGGGCGTTCCGTATGTGCCAAGCACTTCCTTTTTCCCGGTCACGGCTACATAGGGCCTTGCCCGGACCCCTTTCAGCTTGTACACGCTGCCGCTCCCCTTTGGGCGGCGGCGCTTTTTTCTATGCGCGGGAGCGGACGTTGCATCCTGCTGCTTTCCGCACCACGGGCAAAATAGAGCCTTGTCCGGGATGCTTACATGGCATCTGATACATTTCATTACGCTACTCCTTTCTGCGCCCTATATAGCCCAAAGCGCCGTTCTCTGACGCTGTGCGCCCTGACGCGTAATTGGCTTTCAAATCCTCTATCGGAGGATGCGGCTCGTCCGGGCACGGGTCAAGCCCTCTGATCTTGGCAAAGCTGTACTGATCGATGATAGTGCCGCACACACTGACCCGGTTGTTGAGAGGGCAGTGGAGGTTTGCGGCCATTTCAGATATAACCGCAGGCGGGCTGCTTCCATGTCGGCCCTTGAGCACAAACAGCAGAAGCCGCCGGGTGAGCGGTGGAAGCGCCTGCACCAGCGTGTGCAGTTCCTTATCTATGGCTGCATCTTCTTTCTGCCCGTCTGGCACTGCGTACAGATCCGGGTGCATAACTTCCATAAAAACCGTGATGGGGGATACTCCGCAGGCTGTGCACCAATCCATGATCTCGTCACTGTCTGGGCTTGTGTCACCTTTTTCCCAGCTTTGCACTGTCCGCTCTCCCTTCTGGATGCGGATCGCAATCTCTCTCTGACTTAGCCCGGCGGATACCCGCGCTTTTGAAAGCGCTGTCCCGATTTGATCAGCGGTAAAATAACTCATGCTTATCACCCCTAAACGCAGCGTGTTATAAAAGGAAAATGGCGCAGAAAAACTCTGCGCCATTCGACAAAAATTACACAGATTTCATTTTCCTCTGGCGCATGGTAGAATCTGGTGCATAAGATGCAAATATTACCAAAAAAGGAGAAAAATGAAATGAAAAACAGTCAGACAGTCAGCATGGACCCCGATATGACCATCATTGACGGAATGCCCGCCAGCGTGCTCACCGGCACGCGGCCCACTCCAAAGCCCTGGGAGGAATGATCTATGGACAAAATGCAGAGCTTTTGCACCCACATCCGCGCCGCCCTGGCGTGCTACGAGGATATGCCGCCCGAGTGTCAGACCCGGGCCCGCTTCTATGTGGTCCGCAAGGCGGAAAGCGTCCGGCGCTTGCTGGATGCCGCCAACTGCCCCGGCGGGGAGCTTGCCGGGGAGCTGCTGCAGAAAATGCAACGGCTGGAAGATCACAAGTGAAAATCTAACTATTTTCAGAAAAATCGAATTTATTTTGTGATATCTATTGAATAGTACAACTGAAAGATGTATAATGCGTTTGTGGTAGAAAATTAGCTATCTTGCTGTTGTACTTTCTTCCGAAGCAGAATGGATTCACGGTATTGCTGTGCGGGGGCAAGCTCGACGAACTCAACGGATTTGTCAAAGTTTTCTTTCACAACCTTTTTGATTTCTTCAAGCGTTACATTAAAGAACTCCCGCCGCTGGTTTACAAAGTTGAGCTTGCGGTCCGCAAATGCATTGTGCAAAGCAGCTTCCAGCTTCGGCGCATCGTCAGAGAAGATCATTGCGTGAACATCGAAATTGAACGGAACGGAAGCGTCCCCCAACTCGTCCACTCGATCCTGAGGGTCAAGCCGCCGTGTCATTCCGATTTTGTATACATTCTCTCCGAATGCTCCGATGTTCGAAATGATGTATACATATCCGGCACGCTGGTTGGCCTGACGGTAATCCACGTCTGCGAACTCCTTGTCGATCTTCTGGAGCTGGCTCTCGATGATGCTCTTCTTTTCTTCGATGGCGGCTCGATCCTCTTCAGAAGCGGCATCCAGCTGGGCGTTTACCTTTGCAAGAGCGTTATTATAGTGCTGCTGCTCTTTTTCGAGCTTTTTCCGAGCCTCTTCGATTTCTCTTGCGAGCTTGGCCTCTTCCCGCATCTGGGCTCTGGCTTCCCGCTGCTCTTCTTTTTCTTCCTGCTTTTTCTGGGCGTACTCAAAAGCGAGATAAAGCTCTTCCAGCTTCAGTCGGTAGTAGGAAGGGACAATGGAGACCCCCATGATCGTGCCCAGCTTTGTGATTGCTTCCTGAGAGGATGTGATGCGTTTTTCTGCGGTTTCCACGTTGTTGTATTTGACGTGCTCGATCACGTCATCACATTCAGCGTTGAACGCCCGCAGAAGCAGCTTCTGCATGTCGGCCACCATCTTTTTTCCCTTGGAAGCGTTTCCGTTGACCGTCCAGGTCTGGGAGCCGGTGACGGCAGAGCCATTGCGAACCATATCTTTCTGCAAGGCTCTGATCTCCATCATTTTAGCCTTATACTCATCCGCACGCATTAGATTGTAGTGCGGAGTATACAGGCCAAAATCCTGAAGCTGAACGGCATCGGAGACTTCGATAAGTTCCTTTTTGGAAGCTGCGATTTTTTGCGATAAGTCTTTGGACTCTGCACGAAGTTTTTTTAGCAAATCCTTTTGAGAGGAAACTTCTTTTCTTAAATCACCGAGCTCAAAGCTTTCAGGAGGAATTATTTTTTTGAGTTCTTCTCTTTCCTCTTCAAGATCTTTACGCTTGGTATCTAGTTCGGTCGATTTCTGTTCAAATTCTGCTGATTTTTCCGCAACAATTTCTCTTAGTTGTTCGAGCTGTGCTTTTAAGTCTCGAATTTCAGATTGTTCCTTTATTCCGAATAAAGACATTTGGCTTTTAAACACCCCTATATGCAAAAATAGGCAGCCAACCGGCTGCCAGAAAACAAATTTTCAATGACCAAAGGAGGAAAACAAAGTGCAAGAACATAGCACAGAATTGATGAAGTCGGCCCCGGAATGTGTTATACTTGAGAAAATCAAGCTTGCACTTTCTCTTGACATTGACATTGTCGCGCTGCTGGAAGCTGCGCAGAAAGGATGATTCCTATGACTTCCGAAAAATGGATGCTCGCAACCATCATCATCGATCATCTTCTGATCGGCTACCTACTTCTTAAAACTCGCAATCTGTGACACAACGGTCAAGATTCCGCTGAACCATGCAACGAATGGGGCTGTTTTCTCCATGAACTTCCAGATTGATGAACCGATCTGACGGACGGCTTTCTTTGGGAGTGATCGCTTGTATCGTTTCCACGCTTCTTTGTCCGCCCGGATGAACGGTTCAATCTCTTTGTTCCGAATCTTCATTCTTTCCCCTTCGCTGCCTCAAGTGCGGCATCGAGCATCTTTTCAAACATGACCCTTTGCGCAGGGTCAAGCTGCTCATACTTATATAGTATGGCTTTAGCGTGCGCATTCAGCTCACTCTCTTCACTGGGAGTGGGCTTTTCTTTTTGCTCTTCGCCGGTCAGCAGATAATCAACAGAGACCCCAAAGTAATCTGAAAGCTGTCCAAGCACATTGTTGCGCGGAGTTGCTCCGTTTTTCCACCCTGTTACTGTTCCGGTCGATTTAACGCCACAGACCTCTCGCGCAATAACATTTGGCGCTTTTCCATCTTTGGCGCACAAACGAGTATAAACATCCCAAAACATACAAAAATCCCCTTTCTCATTTGTGCAACCATACAAACTGATTCTAAATGATTAAAACTAATTGACAGCGGGGACAGAATGAGATATACTAATCTCGTTCCAAGAGAAAAGTAATCAAAACTAATCACCTTGATGCTTTGAAAACTGTTTTAATATTGTTTGCACCCTTATTATATACAGCTTTCGTTCTCTTGTCAATGAGAAAAACTAATATTTAGAAAGGGATGAAAGAATGCGTTTCGCGGAACTGCGGGAAAAAGCAGGACTTACGCAAAAACAGGCAGCGGCCGCGCTTGGCGTTGACCAGTCGGCAATCTCCTTTTGGGAGACCGGCGCAAACAATCCTCGCGTTTCGATGCTGCCCAAAATCGCAGCTCTGTATGGCTGCACGGTTGACAAGCTGCTGGAAGAGCAGCAGGAAGGAAAGAAAGCATGACAGACATTATCTTATCTACCCAGAACGGCGAGCCGGTGGCATCCAGCCGCCAGATTGCTGAGAACTTCGGCAAGGAGCACAAAAATGTGATACAGGCCGTCGCAAATCTCGTGGCTGAAAATTCAGCCGCCAAATCCATGTTCTACGAAACAACGTTTGAGAACCGCGGCAAGCAGTACCCCATGTACCTGATGAACCGGGACGGTTTCAGCCTGCTGGTGATGGGCTTTACCGGAAAGGCCGCCCTCGAGTGGAAGCTGAAGTACATCCAGGCGTTCAATGCAATGGAGAAACAGCTGGCCACTCCGCAGATGCCCAAGCTCAGCAAGGAGCTGCAGGCGCTGTTCCTGCTGGACGACCGCACTCAGAGGCAGGAGCAGCGGATCACGGCGCTGGAAAATAACATGGTCGTGGACTATGACCAGCAGCTTTCCCTCAAGAATGCCGTGAATTACGTTGTTGTGGAAGCTCTGGGCGGCAAGAACGCCCCGGCCTACGGCGATTCCCATGTACGGGGCATGGTTTACTGCGAGATCAACAAGGACATCCAGATGTGGTTCCGGGTCAGCAGCCGAAACAACATCCCCCGCAAGCGCTTTGACGAGGCCGTGGAGTACATCCAGCGCTGGAAGCCCAGCACCAACACCGTGATGCTGATCCAGCAGACCAACGGCCAGACCAGCATGTTTTAAGGAAGGAGATGGGGTGTGCAAAATGACAAAGACCGGCTTTCGCAAGGCGCTCGCACAGGCAGACTGTTACAAGCCGTTCTGCTACACCGAGAAAAGTCAAAGCGGGCATGAGTACAAGTACTGCTTTATGAAAAGCAGAGAGGGCTACACCCTGCGCAACGAGACCACAGGCAATACCGTATTTTGTGGCTACAACCGCAAATTAGCAGAAGAAATCATGGTTTACTAAAACCCATTTATTTTGAAAGGAGATGGCGGCATGAGCGAAAGGATCACAATGAAAGGCGTTGCGGAGTGCTGCGAAATGTTCCGGGCAAATCTCGTCCCGATGAGCCCGAATAAGTTCTGGAGTAATGTTGCATCCGGAGAATTCGCCGGATGGGTAGTCCCCCGGGAAGATACCAAACGGCGGCAGGCAACGATCTACATCGACGGTTTTATCGAGTATATGCACCGGCGCGGATGCAAGATCGTCCGCCCGTATGAGAACGACAAGGAGGAAATGGAAATATGAAGATCAAATCCACTGTTTTGCACATCCTGGCCGCTGGCTGCGGCTGCCTTGGCCTGCTGTACGGCATGGGCATCGAGGGCAGCGCACAGACGGGCAGCACCATCTCCGACGGCCAGTTTGCCACGGCCATGTGCCTGGTTCTGGCAGCGGTGCTTTTCCTGCGGCTGGGCTTTGCCGCCCAGGATCGTGAGCAGAACGCCCGCCGCTATGGCCGCGTTGACCGCACCCACGCCCGTACCGAAGAGCCGGACTACCGGCAGAACCGGAGGGGCGCATGAGCATGACTGTATATGCTTACGCCTACCGCAAGAGCCCTCGGGGCTGCGATGTCAGGCAGTTCACAGACCCGCTCACGCCGGACGAATACCCCGGAGAGCCCGCCAGCGTTAAGGCCCAGCACTGGGCAGATGAGAACATCCGGCACTACGAGATGATTCAGGTGCGGGATGCTCTGGGGAACCTGCTGTATGCAAGATAATGCGTTTTGAATTACGCAAACCACAAGATATAGGAGAAATCAGCATGAAAACCAAAATTCTGAAAGTCAAGATCACCTTCCTGGAGCCGGTGCTGGGCACTTGGCCCTCCAACCAGAACGTCGCCCGGGATTTCATTGCCAGCAAGAGCCCGGATGCTGCCACGATCGAGGATGAGGTGGCCGCTCTGGGCGCGGATGCCGTGGCAGACAAGGGCATGACCGTCTTCCCCCGCAACGAGAACGGAGAGCCGGTGCTCTACGACTACCAGATCAAGGGATTCTTCAAGGATTCCTGCGGCATGCTGGCCCGTGTGGGCGGCAAGACAGAAACGGGCAAGAAGCGGGCCGTCAACGAGAGCGGCAAGCTCTCTGCCTACAAGAAGGTCATCGACGGCCTGATCTTCCCGCAGCCCCGCATGATCCCCATCAAGGTCAACGGCAAGATCGGCGACTGCCAGCGCCCCCTGCGTGCCCAGACGGCCCAGGGTGAGCGTGTGAGCCTGGCCAACTCTGAGAAAATCCCGGCAGGCAGCACCTGCGAGTTTGAGATCCTTCTCATGGACGAATCGCTCGAGAATGCGGTTCTGGAGTGGCTGGATTACGGCGTTCTGCGCGGCATTGGCCAGTGGAGAAACAGCGGAAAGGGCCGCTTCACCTTTGACATCATCGACTGAGCAACGGCATTGCATGGATAGGATTTGATCTGCTACGGCAATGATATGATTTGCAAAGGCGCGGATATGTGCGCATAACTCGGCAACGGCATTGTGCTGACAAGTTTGCTCAGCAGGGGCACAGTAGTCACTGCAGTGCAGCACGGGGCAAAGGAAAAGCTCAGCTGGAAAGCGCAGCGCAACGGCGTAGATAGGCGTAGATTGCTTGGATCAGACTTGCCTCGATAAGCAAAGCAAAGGAAATGCAGGGCCTCGTGTCGAAAAGCAAAGGCAAGGCTGGGCGTGGTGTGGGCGGCAAGGCATCGCAAGGGCGTTGAGCAGATACGCGCCGCTCTGCTATGCAGCGCAAAGGCATAGCACTTCATGGCTACGGCGATGCGGGGCAAAGAAAAGCTCAGCGAAGGCACAGATCTGCACAGCCTTGCGAAGGCATGGTTGGGAACGGCCTGGAGGCGCACAGCAAAGGCATGGATAAGCCAGGCTGACCTTTGCAATGCAAAGGCACAGATGAGCAAAGAGAAGCAACGGCGTAGAGCAGATTCGCGCTGAAGGGCAGAGGCAAAGCACAGAGCAGGAATGCTCCGAAACGCAAAGGCAAAGCAAAGTATTTTTGAACGAGAGGAGATTTTACAGTGAGTAAAACAGAGCTGCTGTTCCGGGCCGTGGAAGCACTTTCCACCCCGGCGGCAAAGATGGTTGCCCGTGGGCTGACCTTATGGATCGGATTCAACGTTCTGGTCGTGGTCTTTCTGGTCTGGCGGGCATGGAAAAACGGGAGGTGGCGCAAATGAGCACGGTTCAGATCTATGGGGCAGATATGAACTTTCTGAACGAGATCCCTTTCCGGTGTGTGCAGGACGCGGAACAGTATGCAGATCAGCTTAAAAAGACCGACCTGACGCTTGTGTACCTTGTCATGGACGATTCCGGGCAGCAGGTATCTATGAGGTGATCCTTATGCAGTGTGATGAAAAAAAAGAAATCTGCCTGAACTATGCGGCCAATATTCCGGAATGGAAGCTGGCGCTGATTCTGGACGCTCTGGCAAAGCTGGGCGATGCATCCCGGTGCTGCGGCACGGTTCAGAAGGCAGTTGCTGGTGGGCAGTCGTATATGAGACTTCACCCGGACAGGGAATACACGGGCGAGGATCAGGCTGATTATGTGCACATCTGCCAGGAAGCGGCCAGGGCATTGGGCCGCGCAGTCTATGCGGTGGAGATCGTGCTTTCACAGTCGGACTGCTTCGGGCTGGCCAAAGACCTGGCATACATGGGAGAAACTGCATATAACAGCTCCTACGCCGAGCTGGAGAGCATGTGCCGGAAGCGCGGATGCAAGGAGGTGGAGTACAAACATGGACAAAATGACCATTTATGAAAGCGCCCGTGGCGTGCCCAAGGAAGCGCGGAAGTCAATCGGCGGCGGCCGCCTGAAGGGGATGACGGACATCAATCCCATGTGGAGAGTCAAGAAGCTGACAGAGCTTTTTGGCCCAGCTGGCATCGGTTGGCGATTCGACCCGCCTGTCTTTGAGGAAAAGCCCGGGGTAAACGGAGAGATCATGGTACACTGCTGCACCAACCTCTACATTCGGCAGATCGATGAGGGCGGGGAAAAGAATGAATGGAGCGCCCCGATTCCCGGCGTGGGCGGCTCGATGCTGATCTCCACAGAAAAAGACGGCAAGCGCACGGATGACGAAGCCTATAAAAAGGCATACACGGACGCGCAGAGCGTGGCCTGCAAGGCTTTGGGCATTGGTGCAGATGTTTACTGGGAGAAAGATCCGACCAAGTACGACAGGCCTACAGCGCCGACCCCGGCAAAGCCGACCTGCGTTAGCTGCGGGAAGCCCGTGGAAGGGTTTACTTACAAGGGCGAAAAGGTCACTGCCCAGCAGGCGGCTGACCGGAGCAAGAAAAAATACGGGCGTATCCTGTGCATTGAATGCGCCAAAAAGCAGCCGAAAGAAGATGGAGGATTGACGCATGCTTAACATCGTAGCATTGATGGGCCGCCTGACCCATACCCCTGAGCTGAAGACCACCCAGAACGGAACCAGCGTGTGCAGCTTCAGCATTGCGGTTGACCGTACATATACCCCGAAGGGCGAGGAGCGCAAGGCTGACTTCATTGATATCGTTGCCTGGCGGCAGACGGCAGAGTTTATCTGCAAGTACTTCCAGAAGGGCAGCATGATCGCCATTGACGGCAGCATCCAGACCCGCTCGTATCAGGACAAGCAGGGCAGCAACCGCACGAAAGTGGAAGTTCTGGCAAACAACGTCAGCTTTTGCGGCGCAAAGGCGGCAGACAAGCCCGCTGTGCGCGATTTTGACAAGCAGACGGAAAGTTACGCATCCGAAGCAAAAGCCTCTTACAGTGCCCTGCAGGCGGCACAGGGCTTCTCGCAGGGTTCTGCAGATGATTTTGCAGAGATCACAGACGACGGCGCTCTCCCGTTCTGACCTCCCAGCTGTGCTATCTGGCTATACGGGCGTGCGGAAGGAGGTGAAGACACACGGCTACCGGAAAAAGATACTACTGGCTAAAGCTCAAAGACAGCTTTATGCGGTCTGACGCGGTGGATTTTCTCATGGGGCAGAAGAACGGCGCAAACTATGTGGTTTTGTACCAGATGCTCTGCCTTATGACCATCAACACCAACGGCAGGCTTTCACGGCAGATCGGTGAGGTGATCATTCCGTATGACGTGGACAAGATTCAGCGTGATACCAAGTGGTTTTCTACCGATACTGTGCGCGTTGCGCTGGGTCTTTACGCGAAACTTGGTCTGATTTATCAGGAGCAAGACGGCACACTTGTGCTTGCAAACCACTCGGAAATGGTCGGAAGCGCGACAGACTACGCAACGCAAAAAAAACTGCAAAGAACGAACCAACGTCTAATCGGCTCTTCTGACTGTGGACATTGTCCACAGGATGTCCACGAAAACGTCCACAAAAATGTCCATACAGATATTAGAGATAAGATATTAGATATAGATAAGTCGTCGTCATCTAAAGATGACTCCTCCTATACAGGGACGAGGACGACGATATCGCCTGTGGATTTTTTTAGAGAAAACATCGGTAAGTTGAGCGCTAACAGCGAAAAAGAGCTGACCGGTTACATCGAGCGCCTGGGCGCTGATCTTGTGACAGAGATCATCCGCAAGTGCGGGGATCTGGGCGGCAGAAGCTGGGCCTATGTCCGCAAGGCTCTGGAAGAGGCCGACAGGCAAGGTTGCACGTCTGTGGAGGAGTACCGCAAGACGAACCCCATCGGGGCTGGCAGAAACTTGAGAGTTGATCGTGCAAAACCAAGCGGAAATAACTTTTTGGACATACCCTTGCAAAAAAACTTGCGAAGGCTGAAAAAGAAAGGTGAAGAAAGCGCCTAAATATCACGTTGTGGTGCTGTGCAGCGGCCCGGTAGGAGACGCGGCCCTGACCTACCGTCTGACCGCCAGCAGCCAGCAGGCCGCAGAATTTCACGCCTGCCAGATGGCGGGCGATCATTACCCGGAGTACCGGGATATTCATGTCAAGAGAACGGAGGTTTTGACACATGGCTGAGAAAAAGAAGATTGTCCGGCTGGCCGATGTTGGCGAGCTGGAAAACATCCTGAAAAAAGACCTTGCAGAGGAAGAAGCAAGAGGAAAGGAGTCTGACATCCTGTTCTGTGAAGATATTGCAGGCGAGCTGACGGATCTCGAAAGCCTTCCCACCATCGACCCGGAGAGGATAATCCCGGCCTGGCGCGATCCTGACAAAGACCCTCCGAAGGTCGAAACGGAAGTTCTGGTTTTGTACCGGCGTGATGACTATCTGGGCATTACAACGGCGCACTACGAGGACGGCAATGTTTTCTCCGAGGACAGCGAATGGAATTGGGAAGATCTCCCCGATTGGGGAACATACGACGAGGAACGGGACGACTACCGAATCCCGGAAGGCTGGTGGGAATACCGCCACTTCAACCCGGACGACGTTTACAACAACAAGATCGACTGCCCCGTGGTTGGCTGGATGCCGTTGCCGCCGGAGGTGCTGAAAAATGACGATGACACTGTGTAAAGACTGTCCTGCACGGCACCCGGTATGCCACGACAGCTGCCTCAAGTACGCCGAGTTCAAGCGCCAGCGCGGCGCAGAAGCCGCTTACACCCGCGAGATGCTGGACACAGGCAAGGTCTACCACTACGACCACGAGGACCGCCACCGGGAGCGGGGCCGCAAAAAGTACATGGGAGCGAACGGAGGAGCGGACAGATGAATAAATTCGGAAACTGCCCCCTGTGTGGCAAACAGGTCAAGCCGACCAACCTGCGAAAAATCGTGCGGCAGAATCAGCTCTGCGGCTTTCTCATGGCTCTGGATGGCATAGCCATCACATGGGGTGCCCTGATTCAGAATCTGCGGTGTGAGCTGGGCCTGACCGACGAGCAGGTGCAGAAGATTATCCGCGTTGGCGACAGGTACTGGGAGATGGTCGGCGAGTTCAAGAACGAGGGCATGGCCCCGGACGAGTTCGCGGAGTATCTCGTCGGCAAGTCGGAGCAGGTCGAGAAGGATTTGCGGGAGATGTGGACATGAGCAACGAAAAAAAGTTGGTGCTGTTCTGCCGGGCAGACGGAAAGTGGGCTGTCTATGATGATACCTACGATATCACCATCCACTGCGAATCCAAGCAGGAGCAGGACAAGACGATGGAGCTGCTGCGCAAGGTCAACCGGGATACCTGTGAGGTGATGGGCCTCGAAGATTTGGCCCATTTCCTGATGGATGCTTGCCACTGCCATTTGGCAGCTGGAAATGGCTGCCCGGGATGCCCGTTTGATAAACCGACCAGCAATGATGGCGATGGAGAATGCCGTCTCGGTGTTCCTTCCGACTGGGATTTTTGAGGAGGAGAAGTGAAGCATGAAAACCGAAAAAAGAATGCTCTGTTTTATCGTGGCAGCAGCATTGCTGATTGTGACGCTGTGGTTTACATCCTGCGGCGCGACCACTGCCGAAGCAGAAGCAGAGAGAAAACCCTGCTACCATGTCACGGTCTACTCCCCGGCAATCGAAAAAGTGGGCTATGCCGGCAGAAGGAAACCAAAGTACACCATCACCGTGGACAGATTTGGTGAGCTGCTGCCTGACACGAAGCTATCTGCTGAGCGAGAGTACCAGCTCCTGCAAATTCCTCTTGGAGATGGCCGCTTTGAGTTGGTATCCACCTCGCTGGTGGAGATCGAGTATTACTGAAGGGAGACGGAATGATGAACACAATGCACCTGATCCTTTACGGCGACCCCCGCACAAAGAAAAACTCCGCCCGCATCCTTAAGGCCCACGCAAATCGCCGCATTGTGGCCCCCAGCGAGGCATTCATGCAGTATCAGGAAAAGTGCCTGTGGCAGATCAAACGGCCTTACAACCCCATCACAGCCCGCGTGAACGTGCGGTGTGTGTACTACATGGCCACCCGGCGCAAGGTTGACCTTGCAAATTTGATCGAGGCGACCTGCGACATTCTGGTAAAGGCCAAGGTTCTGGCGGACGATAACAGCCAGATCGTGGCTGCCCACGATGGTAGCCGGGTGGAGCTTGACCGGAAAAACCCGAGGGCGGAAATCGAGATTGAAGAAATGGAGGACGATACATGATGTTTGTGTTAAACAAATGCTATAACATGGACTGCATGGAAGCAATGAAAGAGTTCCGGGACGATTTCTTTGATCTTGCTGTGGTAGACCCGCCGTATTTTTCGGGGCCTGAACGCAGAGGATTCTACGGGTCAAAAATTAGCAAGATTGGAGTACATCGTGACTATCCGGTTTCGCCGGAATGGACGAAGCCGGGAAAGGAATACTTCGACGAGCTGCGCCGGGTAAGCCGACACTACATTGTATGGGGCTGCAACTACTTCGATTATAGTTTTGCATCCGGTCGGATCGTGTGGGACAAGTGCAATGGAAAATCGAGTTTCTCAGACTGTGAGATCGCGGCGACGGATTTGTTCTCTAGTGTTCGGCTGTTTCGGTATATGTGGTCTGGAATGATGCAAGGTAAGAGCATCACAGAAGGACATATCATGCAGGGCAATAAAAGCCTGAACGAGAAAAGAATCCATCCAACACAGAAACCAGTTGCGCTGTATGATTGGATCTTCAAAAACTACGCAAAGCCTGGACAAAAGGTACTAGATACTCACCTTGGCAGCGGAAGTAGCAGAATTGCCGCTTATGAAGCCGGAATTGACTTTATCGGGTTTGAAATTGACAGTTCCTATTTTCACATGGAAGAAGAGAGGTTTGCGGAGCGCACAAGTCAAATGAGCCTACTACACATCGAGGAGGGAAAGTAATGACCCGCACATGGACACCTGAAAGCGAACAACCAAAACCCCGCACCGGTGTGGACTATCACGAGGTAAAAGCGTGGTTTCAGCAGTGCAGAGACCTGGCGGAGCAGGTCGAGGCCCAGAAGCAGAAGATCCAGCGCATCCGGGATACTGCCGAAAAGTGCACCCAGAGCATGAGCGGGATGCCGATGGGCGGTGGAGCTGGTGACAAGGTGGGCTTTGCCGTGGAGAGAATCGACACAGAAGAGCGGAACCTCAAGCAGATGGAGCTTGATCTCTGTGAACTGCGCATCGAAGCTGCCCGGAGAGCCTACTGCCTGAGCGGGTCTGCTCGGTCTGAAAAGCAAGCAAAGTGCATCTGCGGCTGGTATATCGACCTGAAGCCCCAAAAGAAGATTGCGGTGGACGTGGGCTTGTCCAGAGACAATTCGGTCTCCACCTACATCCACGAGGGGTTTGATGCTTTGGCAGAAATCTGGGAGGATGTACAAAACGACCATTGAAAGCGCTTTGATTTCTACGCTTTATTTGAATCGTTGTGAAACACATGTGAATCGAAGTGTGGTAAAATGACTACAAGCGGAACCGCGCAAAGCGGTGCGCAGCTTCTCAGCAGCTTCCAAAGCGCGGCCCCGTACGGATTCTCCTTTCGTTCATGCCGCTTAACGCTTTTCACTCTGACACCGTGCTTTGCGGGCTGCTTCTATGTGCGAGATTCCGAAACGGCTCCGCTCAGAGCTGCGCAACTTTGAGCGTATTGGGAAGGTTCGAGGCTTTCCTCTCCGCGCGGTTTGACTCCGCGATCTCGCACCGAACGCCGCAAAGTCTGTAACGCGGCAGGTCTGACGCATGGAGTGATTCACCACCGGTGTGCGGGTGGGTGTGGAATTCCTGAAATCTTGCCCACGCCCTGAAACCTCCGCCCGTGAACAGCAGCACCGGAAATCCGAGCGGGCCAGCATGCCCCGCAGGATGTGCGTCAACTCAAGCAGCCCCGGCAGCGAACCGTGGGCTGTTTTTATTTGCTATATGGCCGCCTGAGCGCAATGTGGAGCGCGGTGCGTGTGTGTAGGCACGGCTGGTTCGATTCCAAGGGCGGCTTTTTATACTCCGGCAGCTCAAGTGGTAGAGCAGCGGTCTCCAAAACCGCAGGTTGCAGGTTCGAGCCCTGCCTGGAGTGCCAGACTTTGCATGACCGGGGGACGGCATGCAGAGAGTAGCGGGGCATCTGGCCGCAAAAGTTCCGGATGCAGCGGCAACGTCTTACTGTCCGGTAAAAACAGATAACGGCGTTGCTGCTTATATTATGCAAAAAGCCCCGCCAAGCGGCAGGGCTTTGAATTACAAACCTTTGATCTGGTTGAGAAGTGCGGCACGCAAAGCGTCCGTTTCTTCATCGGATTCAGGCTTGTTCGGGTCGTCCGGGATATATTCCAGTATATCGCCGGGCTGGCAATGAAGCACTTCACAAATTTTGTCAAGCGCCCCAACGGGAAACTGCTTGATAGTGCCAAGACAGATTGCTGATATGGTAGGCGGTCTAATCCCGGTAGCTTCTGCAAGTTGCTTTTGGGTCATGTTTTCGTCGGCAAGCAAGGCCTTTAAGTGATAGCGAATAGACATTTCAAGCACCTCTTTTCTTACATCTATAATACCACGTTATCCGTTTTCAGTCAATACGCAATGCGAAATATCCTTCAAAGAAATTACGAAAATAGTATTGACGAATTACGCAAAGAGTGGTACAATAATTGTATTGAAAGGAGGTCAGAGGTGCAAGGGAGCAAATACCGGGAGGTGATGCTCCGTGACTAGCAAGGAGTTTGCAAAGCTCACCAGAGCCGAGCAGTTGGCACGTTTCGAGAAATATAAAAAAGCGGCCAGCGCTGGAACGCTGAACCGCTAAACGCCAGAAGCAAACCATCACGAAAGCCCCTTGCACCTCCATTTTATTTTTTTATAAGCGATTTGTCAAGATGAAATGTGAGGTTTTTACAATGAACTATCCTGTTACCAAAGAATTCTTCCTTCGTTCATCGCACATGGAAGAATCGGATCTCAATGATAGTCTGAAGGGGCTCATCGATGAAATTTGCCGACTTGTGAATCAGGCTTATGCTGATGGCATGGCCTTTAGCAAAAAGGAGAAAGTAAAATGAGCAACATTCAGATTTTCAACAACCCCGATTTTGGCACCGTCCGCACGCTGGACAATGACGGTACGGTTTTGTTTTGCGGCGCAGACATCGCCAAGGCACTTGGATACAGCAACCCGAGCAAGGCGCTCAACGACCACTGCAAGGGTGACCTAACGAAACGTTACCCCATCACGGATTCCCTCGGCAGAACACAGGATGCAATTTTCATCCCTGAATCCGACCTCTACCGGTTGGTGTTCGGCTCCAAGCTCCCCACCGCAGAGAAGTTCACCGACTGGGTGACGGAGACCGTTCTGCCGTCCATCCGCAAGAATGGAGGGTACATCGCCGGGCAGGAGCAGCTTACCCCGCAGGAGCTGATGGCAAAGGCGCTGCTTGTGGCAATCAAGACCCTTGCAGACCGAGAAGCCCGCATCTCGGAGCTGACCGTGCAGAACAACATCATGGCCCCCAAGGCAGAGTATTTCGATGAGCTGGTAGACCGCAATATGCTTACCAGCTTCCGTGACACGGCCAAGGAACTGGGCGTAAAGCCCAAGACCTTTGTAAACTGGCTGCTGGAAAAGAAATTCATCTACCGCGACCAGAAGGGCAAGCTCATGCCCCGTGAGGACAAGAACAACGGTCTGTTTGAGGTCAAAGAAGCCAAAAACGACAAGACCCAGTGGAGCGGCGTGCAGACGCTTATCACTCCCAAAGGCCGGGAAACGTTCCGGCTGCTGTATCTGTAAAATTTAGTTTTTGACCCTGCCCCGCACCGGGGCGGGGTTTTATTATGTCTCGATTTAGGAAGGTGGTGGCAGTGGGTGCGCAGCGGTTGACAGACAAGCAGAAAAAGAAGATCATTGCGGACTATGTGCAGCTGCAGAACTACACCAAGACCGCCAAGCTCAACGGAGTATCTGACACGACGGTAAAGCGGCTGATTTCAACGGCTCCGTCCGAAATGTTGAAAAAAGTTGAGCAAAAAAAAGAGCAGAACACACTTGAGATGCTGGACTACATGGACAGCAAGAAAGAGCGCGTTCAGGAGATCATAGACGTTTATCTCGGTGTCCTGACCGACCCGGAGAAACTGGAAGGGGCGACCCTGCAGCAGATCACCACGGCGCTGGGCACTCTGATTGACAAGTGGACGGTCATTGATGATCGCAAGAGGGGCGATTCCTTCCACCAGACCGTTGAGGATGACCCCATCACCAAGAGCTTAAAGGAGGAGTTTAAGAAATGAGCTTCTCCCCGAAGCAAAAACAGATCCTGACTTTTCCGTATGAAAGCGACTACGATGCCCTGATCTGCGACGGTGCGGTACGTTCCGGCAAGACCTCCATCATGTCTTTGTCCTTCGTGCTCTGGATGATGGCAGAATTCAACCACTGTTCCTTTGCATTTTGCGGAAAGAGCGTGGGCGCGGTGGAACGCAACATTGTTCAACCGCTTCTGTCTGTCCGGTACTTGCAGCGGCAGTTCCAGATCACCTACAACCGCAGCGGACACGTTATCACGGTGCAGCGCGGCAGCAAGGTAAACATGGTGTACCTGTTCGGCGGCAAGGACGAAAGTTCTTACATGCTCATTCAGGGCATCACGCTGGCCGGGGTACTTCTGGACGAGGTGGCGCTCATGCCCCGCAGCTTTGTGGAGCAGGCGCTGGCCCGATGCTCTGTCACCGGTGCCAAGTTCTGGTTCAACTGCAACCCGGAGAACCCGGAGCATTGGTTTCGCAAGGAGTGGATCTTACAGGCCAAAAAACACCGGGCGCTGCATCTGCACTTCTTGATGGACGATAACCCGTCACTGGATGAGCGCACCCGGGAACGCTACCGCAGCATGTACAGCGGCGTGTTCTATGAACGCTACATTCTGGGCCGCTGGGTGATGGCCGAGGGCCTGATCTACGATATGATGGACACCACCGCCAACACCTACCGCCCGCAGGACGCACCGGTGGGGTTCAAGAGCCTTTCCACCCGTACAATTACATGCGACTACGGAACCACCAACCCGACCGTCTATCTCGATGTATACGATGACGGCGAGAAAGTCCGAGTGCATCGGGAATACCGGTGGGACAGCCGCCAGGAACACAGGCAGAAAACAGATGAAGAGTATGCCGATGATTTCATGGAGTTTATGGGGAAAGACCCCTGCGCCGCCATTGTTGACCCGGCGGCAGCATCCTTTATCACAGCTTTGCGCCAGCGTGGCGTTTATGTGATGGAAGGAAACAATGACGTTTTGAACGGCATCCGAAAGTGCAGCACACTCCTTTCCCACCGCGATCTGCTGATCTCCACCGACTGCGAGGGGCTGCTGGATGAACTCGGCACATACCGATGGGACGATAAAGCCGCCCTCATGGGCGTGGAAAAGCCCATCAAACAGCAGGACCACGGCCCGGATGCCCTGCGCTACTATATCAACTCACTGCCTGATTGGAGGTTTGAACGTGTCCAGACGTAACAAAAACCGCCCCGCCGGGGGCACAGAGAAACCGAATACGGCCACGCTGGACGCATTTTCCAACCCGCTGTTCTCGCTGGGGTACGGCTCCCAAAGTCCGCTGGAAGCAACGGAATACCCGCTGACCCGGATGACGGACAACTACGCCTTGCTGAACAGCTTGTACCGCAGCAACTGGGTGGTGCAGAACGTCGTTGGGCTGCTCGTGGACGATATGCTCAGAGAGTGGTACGACCTCAAGAGCACCACACCGGAACAAGGAAAGGCAATCCAGACTGTGGAGCGTTCCACCCGGCTCCGGGACCGTGTGAGCACCGGCCTGAAATGGGGCCGCCTGTATGGCGGTGCCGCCGGGCTCATCCTCATTGATGGGCAGGAGGATCTTTCCCGCCCGCTGGATGCAGAAGCGATTCTCCCCGGCAGCTTCCGGGGATTGTACATCCTCGACCGCTGGCAGGGAATCAGCCCGGATGCAGGCCTGACCTTTGAGGGCGGGGAGCTTGTGCCAGAGTACTACAGCATCAACGATGCCGCCGGGCACACTGCTGCCCGTGTCCATCACTCCCGCCTTGTGCGTTTCGTGGGCAGAGAACTTCCTGATCTGGAACGGCAGGCAGAGCTTTACTGGGGCGAATCCGAGGTGGAAGCGCTCTATAACGACGTGGTGGCCCACGACAACGTAAGCGCCAACATGGCCGCTCTGACCTTCCAAGCGAACGTCAACACCATGGAGGTAAAGGGTCTGGAGCAGCTGCTCTCCATGTCCAGCCCGGACGTGCAGCGGCGTTTCTGGAACACCATGCAGGCCCAGAAGGTCCTGCGCTCCAATTTCGGGATGCAGCTGGTAGAGCAGGGCAACAAAATCAGCAACACCCAGTACACCTTTACTGGCCTGTCTGACGTGTACGAGAGCATGTGCCTGAACCTGTGCGGTGCGTCCCACTACCCCATGACCAAGCTGTTTGGCCGTTCCCCGGCGGGCATGAACGCCACCGGCGAAAGCGACCTGAAAAATTACTACGACTACGTGGACACCCTGCGGGAAAGCAAGCTGCGGCCCATTCTGGACAAGCTGCTTCCGGTGGTAGCCCGCAGCGCAGGCATTGAGCAGCTTGACCTTGATGTAACGTTCCCGCCGCTGTGGACACCCACTGCCAGCGAGACGGCGACAATCGCCAAGGAAAAGAGCGATGTCATCATTGCGGCGTTTCAGGCAGGGCTTCTGGATGCAGATGTGGCAATGCGTGAGCTCAAGAAGCTGGAGGATGAGACCGGACTGTTTGGCTCCCTGACAGACGAGCTGATTGCCGCAAAGCAAGGCCAGACCTATCAGGACGTGACCGCCCTGCGCGACCCGCTGGCGGGGCTGATGGATGAAAAGACGCAGGAAGACACTGAGGAGGGCGAATAATACATGCCTACCCTTGCACGTGCATCCCCTGAGCGGGAGCTGCAACGCCTGATCCGGCTTTATATCAAGGCTGAGACCGATATCATCAACGAGATCGGCCGCCTGCGCAGCCGGGGGCTTGTGGACTATCACGCCGTGGCCGCGCTGGAACGGGTGCAGGAGATCCTGCGTCAGCTGGAAACGGATGAATGGGAGTATGTGCCCCGTATGGTGGAGGCGCAGTTCTACGTTCGCCACCCGGAGGCCCGGGCGATTTCCGGCGAGACCGTGGAAAAGCACCTGCGAGGCTACACCAACGCCCAGAGCCTTACCAGCACCCAGACGGATATCGTGCAGAAGCTCACAATGAACCTCATGGGCCAGCTGGTGGACGGGAACATGACGGTGCTTTCCACTCTGCAAAGTGCCTTGTTGGGCCGGACTGAGCCGGACGTTTACCGGCGTATCGGTCTTGAGCAGGTGGCAGCGCAGCAAGCTGTGGGCCGAGGCATCAACCAGAGCGTTCCTGCTTTTGTAGACGCTTTGCGCCGGGAGGGCGTGACGGCGTTTACGGACAAGGCAGGGCGAAATTGGAGCTTGCACACCTATGCCACAATGGTTTCCCGCACCACATCCAGACAGGCTGAAATCCTTTCTGTGGTGACGCAGAACGAGGGGCATGACTTGTATCAGATCAGCTCCCACGGCACAACCTGTGCTCTCTGCGCCCCCTATGAGGGCCGGGTATACAGCAAGAGCGGTAAAGACCCGCACTTCCCGCCGCTTTCGGATGCCTTCGGCAAAGTAGACCCTGCAGGGCCGGATGATCTGACGAACAGCTGGCTGAACATCCATCCGAACTGCCTGCACGCCCTTCGCCCCTGGACACCAGCCGGCCGCACCGAGAAAGAGCTGGAGCAGGTCCGGCACTTTTCCGACCCCAGAACGAACCCCTACAGCCGAGACCCGCGCACCAAGGCGCAGATCGAGGCCTACCGCAAAAAGGAGCAGGGCCGCTCCAAGTGGCTTCGGGATTACCGCCAGTGGGAAAAATACCGCACTGCTTTGGGGGACAAGGTGCCAAAGACTTTTGAAACCTTCCAGCGGCACAAGCTGGCAGATGACGAAAAATATCACAAATGGATGAACGCATACAGAAGCGGAGGTGATGCCGATTGATTGCGTACTATGGAAGCAAACTGAGCCCTCACATGACGGAAACGCCGGAGGGCTTTTTGATTTGCCACGATGTCAAAATCGCCCGTACCGGCACGCAGAACTATCTGGCCCGGGAGATCGGGCTGGACGGGATGCCGGAGCGTGTTCTTCAGGTGACACGAAGCGCTGAGGATGTGTTTGACCCGGCAGCAATTGCCAGCTTTGAGGGCAAGGATGTCACCAACACCCACCCCTCGGAGATGATCGTACAGGAAAATCAGGCCGCCTACTCCAAAGGCCACGCGGAGAACGTGCGCAGGGTTGGCGATTATCTGGTGGCTGACCTGTACCTGAAAGACCCCACGCTGATCTCTGAGGTTAAGAACGGAGCCATGCGGGATGTGTCCTGTGGCTACTACTGCCAGTACGAAGCAGACGGTGCAGGATACCGGCAGACCCATATCCGAGGCAATCACATCGCCATCGTCCCCCGTGGGCGCGCTGGCCGTGATGTCGCAATAAAAGATAGCGCCGCCGAACTTCCGGCGGAGAAAGGCAAGGTAAAACACATGAGCAAGAGCAAGAGTTTGCTGTCTCTGTTTGGTCTGGCGGCAAAGAACGCGGCCCCCGAAGAGCTTGACAGCATGGTGGAGACCGCTGCCGCAGCGCTGGATGCAGCACCCGCCGTTCCGGCGCTGGATGCAGGCCCCGCTAAAGACACAGATCCCACTGACACCCAGAACACCGCTGTTCTGGACGCACTGAACAACCTTTCCGGAAAGCTGGATCAGCTGATCGCTGCCAACACCAAGAAGGCAGAGGACAAAGAGCCGGAAGACCTGGACAAGGTGATCGCTGAAATGTCCGGCGAAAAGTCTGACAAGAAGGAAAAGGACGAGGACGAAAGCGGTTCCACCACCGTTTTCGCCGCTGAGGACGAGTGCGCAAAGCCTGCCGCCAAAGACAGCGGTCTGGCTCTGCTGAAAGCCATGCGCCCCATCATCAACGGCATTCAGGACAAGGCCACCCGTGATGCCCTGTCCAAGACTCTGATCGAGCAGGTCAAGGGTACCAGCTCCGTGGATGCCATCGCAAAGGCTGCGCAGGACAGCGCTGCTGCTGCGGCCAACGCATCCGGCAAGAACAGGTATGAGCAGGCGTGCCAGGCTTCCCAGTCCGCTTATAACGACCGCAATCCCCACATGAAGAAGGAGGGCTAAAAAATGTCCCTGAATACTCAGATTATCGGCAAGACCATGCCCCACGGCTTTGCTGGCACTTATGCCCGCCAGCCGGATATGATCGTCAACACCCGCCCCGTTGGCGGCACCGAGAACATCCCCTTTGGCACCGCCCTGAAGTACGACGGCGGCAAAGTCGTGGTGATGGGCGGTGCAGGCACTACCGCTGCACAGTTTGCAGGCATTGCGGGCAGCGAGGTCAAGAGCGCCCTGGTCTATCCTGACCAGAACGGCGGAAAATACGCCCCCGGCGAGGCCTGCAGCGTGTTCCAGCGCGGCAGCATCAATGTGCTATGCCAGCGCGGGACCCCGGCTCTGGGCGGTGACGTTTACGTCCGCATTGCCAAGACCGCTGACTATGCTACCGCACTGGTCGGCGGCTTTGAGGCAGAAGCGGACGAAAAGACCGCCGGGAACTCCGTCAAACTCACCAACTGCCAGTGGGGCGGCGCGGCTGATGCCAACGGCGTGGCCGAGCTGGTCATCCTCACCCGTGCAAACGCCTGATAGGAGGGCTTAGACTATGGCAAATTTCCTGAACGTCGGCACCACCAATGCCGGTACTTTCACCGTAAACAACGCCGGTGCTGCGCTGCCCGGCGGCACTCCCACCATGGACGCGGCTGCCATCCAGAGCGGCAATGCGTTCCTCACCAGCGAGCTGGAAAAGCGTGACCCGCTGATCCGCAAGCCCCTCACCAGCGTCACCTATCCCCGTGATATCCCCATCGAGGTAGGCGGCGGCTGGGTGGATTACGTCTCTGCCATGTCCGTGGCCTACGGTATGGCAGGCGGCTCCGGCGCTTCTGCCGTCAATGGCGGCGGCTCCAACGGCATCCCTGTGGTGCAGGCCAGCGTGAGCAAGGGCGCATTCAAAGCCCATGTCTTTGCCGCCGCTCTGCGTGTGATGTTCGTGGATATGCAGCGCGCAAACTTCATTGGCCGCAGCCTTGACCAGATGCTGCAGGACGGCATCCGGCTGGCCTACGACAAGCACATGGATCAGAACACCTACATCGGTTTCGACGAGTACGCTACCACCGGCCTTGTCAACAATCCCGATGTCACCAAGACCACTGCCGCAACTTCCGGCACGGCTTCTTCCACCAAGTGGGCGGACAAGACCCCCAAGGAGATCCTGACGGACATCAACAATGCCATCACTGCCGTGTGGGCTGCCAACGAGTACGACGAGGCCGGTATTCCCAACCACATCCTCATCCCCTACGAGCAGTACAGCTACATCACTACCACCATGGTGAGTGACCTGGGCACTGAAACCATCTACGACTTCCTGAAGAAGCACAACGTGGCCGCAAACCACGGCGTGGATCTGGAAATCGTTCCCACCCGCTGGGTCAAGGGCGCTGGCACTTCTGGCGGTGACCGCATGGTGGTTTACGTCAACAACCGCCGCTTTGTCAAGGCGGACGAGCTGGTGCCCCTGTCCCGCGTGATGAGCGCCCCCAACGTCACCAATGTCTGCTACGACACCGCCTATATGGCAAACGCATCCGAGGTGCAGCTCATGTATCAGACTTCCATGCTGTACGTGGACGGCATCTGATCAGGAGGTGGCAGAAATGGCTTTCGTACTTTCCAAAGCAAACATCATCCTGCCCAGCGCAGACGGCTCCCAAACCTTCCCGCTCCACCGGGAGCAGCTGGTTGAAGTGCCGGGCTGGGCGGCAGAGACAGCCTACTTCAAGGCGCTGGTGGCCGATGGTGACATCGTACCCACGAGCCGCAGCGACAAGGCCGTACAGGATGCCGCAGACAAGCCCGTCCGAAAGAAAAAGACAGCGGACTGGGACAAGCCTGCCGAACCGCAGGAAGACTGAGGAGGCTGCCCATGTGCTGGACGATGAAACCGCAGTTTCAGGGCGTTCTTGCGCAGGCCGCAAATCTGGGGCAGAGTGTGGGCAATTACACCGCAGAGCAGTTCAAGGCGGAATACCCGCAGTTCTGTGACGCGAACGGCAATTGCCACCTGCCGGACGTGATGCTGGAAGAGATTGTGAAAATGGCAAACGTCAGCATTCAGCCTGATAAATGGCTGGACAGCTGGCATTATGCCGTGGGGCTTTATGTGGCCCATTACGTCACTTTGCAGCTGCGCACCTATACGGAGAGCTCTTCCACCCCGGCACAGGCGGCAGCGTCCGGCGCTCTGGTGGGTGTGGTGAAGTCGGCAACGCTGGGCGACAGCTCCGTGACCTACGATACCAGCGCATTGACCGCGGGAACGGCGGACTGGGGCGACCTGAACGCCACCACCTACGGCCAGATGCTGGCAAACCGTGCCCGCTTTATCGGTGCGGCCGGAACTCTCGTGATGTGAGGTACACAAATGAACTGGAATGACTGGTATACCGACCTGATGGAGATCAGGCGCACGGAAAACGTGAAGGATGGCCAGCTGAGCCGCAAGGAACGAAAGGTAGTCTGCACCGGCGTTCCGTGCCGGGTGTATCGCAGCCAGGACAAGCCCCTCACCATGACCCAGACCGCAGCCAATGTCCAAAAAACGGACAAGCTGGCCTGTGATATTGATGTGGATATCAAGCCCGGCGATGAGCTAGTGATCCACAGGGGGGCACGGCTGGGGCACACCGTGCAGGAGACCCGGTACTTCGCCGGAGATCCTGACCTGTACTATGAGCCCTTCGGGGCCGTGCTTCCCGGGCTGGCCCACCAGGAGGTCGTCCTTCTCAGCCAGGAGCGTGTAAAATGAACCTGCAGGAGTACATCAAGAAGCTGGAGGCGGCGCAGGCCGCTTTGCCAGAAATGCTCGCAGACGTTGCCCGCAATGCCACCCTCCGGGCCGTGGAAGCGGCACAGGATAAGACCCCGCCCACAGCGGACAGCCTGAGCGGAACCAATACCCGCACCGGGGAACTTAAGGAACGGTGGGCTGTTGACAGCCGAACAGAGCCTTATGGACTTCTGGGCGGGGAACTTGTGACGAACCTGAGCAATAATGCAAATTACGCCTCCTACGTCAACGATGGCCACCGGATGGACAAGCACTTTGTGCCGCACCTTACAGTCGAGCCATATAGCGGTCTCTTGCAGATCGATATGAGCAAGCCCGGCGGCATGATGGTGGGCACGAAAACGACCTACGTTGAGGGCCTGCACATGTCCGATGCAGGCATTGAAGCCTATAAGCGAACCGTGAAGATAGAGACAGAAAAAGCCGTGAACAAGCTGGGAGAGATGCTGAAATGACCTTTACCATTACAACGCTGGCCCGGTCTTTGGCGGAGTATCTGGCTCCCTTCCTGCCCGGTGTGCAGATGTTGGAAGACCCTGCACAGCAAGGCGTGGAGCCGCCCTGCATGTTTATCCAGCAGCGGGGAAGCGATATCAAGCCTTACCCAGGCGGGCGCTGTCTGCGCACCATCCGGCTCGACCTGACCTATCTGCTGGACTATAACCTCGCAGACCTGCGCCAGCAGTACAACAAAGCCGCTGAGACGCTCGATTTCTGCATGGAAACATTCCCTTATTCCGATGGAACAGAAGCGGAAAAACTCCTGCATACCTACGAGCGCAGCACGGATATCGACGATGACGGCTTGCATTATAAGTTTGAGCTGCGTGTCTTTGTGGAAAAGCCCGTGGACGCAGTGAAGATGCAGACCCAGACCGTAAACCAGAAGGTAGACCAATGAAACAGAATAATACCCAATACAGCCGGGAAGTGCTGCTGAAAGACCCGCGTTTTGCGGGGTATCAGCCGGATTTTCTGGCTGTTGTTTTACACAAACCGTTTTACACCCTCGCAGAGGCTGAGGCCGCTGTGAAAGAATTTTGGAAGGAGTGACACCTATGGCAGCAGGCGGAACCTGGACTGTACAGAACAAGGTGCGGCCCGGCATTTACTTTAAATTTCGCTCCAAGAACCAGCAGAACCTTACCATCGGTGATCGTGGCAAGGTGACGATCTGCGAACCCATGAGCTGGGGCCCCGTTGGCAAGGTGATGGAGATCGCCGCCGGGGAAGACCTGACCCCCTACACCGGCTACGACATCACCGATGCACACAATCGCTTTGCATCTATGATCTTCAGCGGCTCCAACCGCACCGCAGCACCCACCAAGCTGCTGCTTTACCGCCCGGCCGCTGCGGACAGCGCAAAGGCCACCGGCGCTATCACCCCGCTGACGGCTACCGCAAAATATCCCGGCTCCCGAGGCAACGACATCGTGGTGATCGTCACCGCACTGACGGAACCTGCGGGCAGTTTCCAGGTCTCCACGGTCGTTGACGGTGTGGTGAAGGATCAGCAGACTGGCAAGACCGTTGCAGACCTGACCGGCAATGATTGGGTGGATTTCAGCGGCACGGGCACTCTGGCCGCAAATGTCGGCACCCAGCTTTCCGGCGGCAAGGACGGTGAGGTGAACTCCGCCGCATACAGCACCTACCTGACGAACATTGAGTCCTACAACTTTGATTCCATGCTGTACGACGGCGAGGATGCCACCGTAAAGACCGCGATGGAGACCTTTATCAAGCGCGTGAACACCGAAGTGGGCCGCTTCTCTCAGCTGGTGGAAGCCAATGCCACCAACCCTGACACTCGCTTTATCGTCAACGTGTGCGGCGGCCTGGTAATGAACGACGGAACCACCCTGACCCCGAAAGAGGCAGTCTGGTGGGTCGGCGGTGCGCTTTCCGGCGCGACCTACGCCAACGACCTGACGAATGCCTCCGTTCCCAATGCGGTGGACATCTCTCCCAAGATGACCCACAACCAGTATGTGGATGCCATCAATGCGGGAAAGTTTGTTTTCAACGCAGATGACGGCACCGTCCGGGTGGAGTATGACATCAACTCTCTGGTGACCTATACCAGCGAGATCGGCGAGGTGTACCGCTACAACCGCACCATGCGGCTGTGCAACACCATTGCCAACGACCTGTACAAGCAGTTTGCCCAGAGCTATGTTGGCATTGTGGACAACACCGAGGACGGTCGCCGCCAGTACAAGAGCGCCATCGTGAAGTATCTGGATCAGATCCAGGCATCCGGCGGCATCCAGAACTTTAACGGCGAGACGGATGTCATTGTGGAAGCAGGCGAGGCAAAGGATGCCGTGCTCATCACGCTGGCCATCGAGGCCGTGGGCAGCACCAACAAGATCTATATCACCCTGGATGTGGCGTAAGGAGGTACAAAGATGAGTTATTTAATGGCCCAGGACACCCTGAACGGTGCAGAGGGCAAAATTACCATTACTCGGAACGGCCGCATTCTGGAAGCCGCAGGTATGCGGAACATCAAGACCATCGCGGGCATTCAGACTTCGGACATGAAGACCATCGGCACCCGAAAGGTGCAGAAAAAGGCCAACGGTGTCACCCAGACCGGTACCGGCAACGTCTATTTCGGTTCCAACGGCAGCAACCTGTTCACCGATATGGTGCTGAACTACATCGAAAACGGCGTGCAGGATCTGTTTGACATCACCATCACCAACCAGGACCCCACGTCCAGCGTGGGCGCGCAGGTAATGGGCTACTATGGCTGTGTGCTGACCGGTGATATCCCGCTGTCCATTCTGGACGACGAGGAGGCCATGCTGAACTACGATTTCAATTTCAGCTATACCAGCGTCAAGCGTCTGGAAGCATTCAAAGACCCTGCCAACCTGGGCAGCAACTGATTTTAGGAGGTATTTTTTATGAGCGCACTTTCTGCATTTCTGAATCCCACCGTTACCACCGAGGAAAAGGAGGTCATCATCTCCAAGCGTTTTCTGGGCGAGGACGGCAAACCGACCCCGTTCAAGATCCGCTCCCTGACCCAGGAGGAAAACGCTGCCATCATCAAAGCGGCCACCAAGCAGAAAAAGGTGGACGGCCAGTGGCAGGATTCCATTGATGCCAACGAGCTGAGTGCCCGCACCATCGTGGAAGCTACCGTTTTCCCGGATTTCCGCAGCGCGGAGCTGTGTGAGGCCTACGGCACCAAAGACCCGGTTCAGGTTCCCGGCAAGATGCTTCTGGCTGGCGAGTTTGGCCGCCTGATCGATGCCGTGAGCAAGCTCTCCGGCTTTGACAAGAGTCTGGACGAAGAGGCAAAAAACTGATTTCCGGGGGCAGCTGGGATATCGACGTGCTGGTGGCTTACTATTGCTTCGTTAACCTCAGCTGGCCCCCGGGCAAGTACGATGCCCTGCCGGTGCGTGAAAAGGCGCTGGTGAGGGCATTTGCTTTGCGCTCCATGGAAAAGCGCAGAGAAGAGAGCCAGCGAATGAAGGAGGCGGGACGAAATGGCTAAGATTCAAGAAACGCTTGTCCTTCAGGATCGGTTTTCCTCTTCCTTTGGTGCATACATTCAGGCTGCGCAGAGAGCATCCAGCTCTACCACAACGGCACAGGCAGCGGCCCGGAACTATCAGTCTGTTTTGAACAGCGTTTCCCGACAGCTGATCTCCGCAAATGCGAAGTTTGAATCGTATGTGGCCCAACAGGAAGAAATGGTTGCCGCCGGGCAGCAGAACACGGAAGCGTTCAAAAAGTTGGACACCCAGACCGAGAAGCTGGGCGCAACCATCCGAGGGCTGGAAGCGCAGCAGCAGACCCTGACCCAATCCATGGAAGCGGCTGAAAACGCCGCCAGTGTGGCGGCATCGGCCAAAGATGAGGCGGCAGCAGCCACAAAGCGGCTGCAGGAGCAGGAAAATATGGCGCAAAGCGTCACCAACTCCCTGACATCTTCGGTTCTCCGGCTGGCCGCGTCCTATGTCAGCATTCAGGGCTTGAAAAAGGCCGTTGATCTGTCTGACAGCTTGGTCTCCATGCGTGCCCGGCTTGACCGGATGAACGACGGCCTGCAGACCACGCAGGAGCTGGAAACGATGATCTACCAGTCCGCCCAGCGTTCCAGGGGCAGCTTTACCGATACCATGGGGCTGGTCTCCCAGCTGGGCACCATGGCCGGGGATGCCTTCAGCAGCTCCAAAGAGATCGTGCAGTTTGCAGAGCAGCTGAACAAGCAGCTGGCCCTTTCCGGAGCGTCCGGCGCGTCTGCGCAGGCCGCGATCCTCCAGCTGGAACAGGGGCTTGCATCCGGCGTGCTGCGCGGTGACGAGCTGAACAGCGTGATGGAGCAGGCCCCGGCTCTGGCAAAGTCCATTGCAGACTATATGAAAGTCAGCGTGGGCGAGCTGCGCGAGATGGGCTCTCAGGGCTTGATCACTGCTGACATCGTGAAAAACGCACTGTTTGCGGCGGCCAAAGACACGAACGCAGAGTTTGAAAAGACCCCCATGACCTGGGCGCAGGTCTGGACGGTGGCAAGCAACACCGCCGTCCGGGCGCTTGACCCGCTGCTGACGGCCATCAACTGGGTGGCAAACAATCTGGATGTTGCAATTCCTCTGGTAGTCAGCCTGGGCGCGGCGTTCGGTGTGCTTCTGATCGCCGCCAACTGGACAAACATCCTCGCGACGGCCACAAAAACAGCCGCGTCCATGCAGGCATTCTATAACGCTGTTATGGCAGCAAATCCTATCGCCCTGACTGCTGCGGCAGTTCTGGTGCTGGTGGCTGCTCTGTATGGCGGTGTGGCAGCATTCAACAAGCTGACCGGTTCCAGCATTTCGGCCACGGGCATCATCACGGGAGCATTTGCGACTGTGGGCGCATTCGTCTTCAACGGCGTTCTGGTCCCGCTGCAGAACGGCTTTGCTGCTTTTGTAAATTTCCTGGCGAATGCGTTCAACAACCCCCTGGCTGCAATCAAAATCGCATTCTACGACATGGCGATCACGGTAATGCAGTACTTGCAGAACATCGCGCAGGGGCTGGAGGGCCTGCTGAACAAGATCCCAGGCGTGACCGTGGACTTGACCAGCGGCGTGAATGCCACGGTCACAAAGCTCCAGCGCGACCGTAAATATGAAAAGTGGGTCAGCGGTTACACGGAAGTCGTCAAGCCGTGGGAAAACATCGACCTTGGCAAGGCCTATAAGGCCGGTCGCGATTGGGGCGCGAACCTCGGAAAATCCGGCCTTATGGGCACCGGCACGGGAGAGCTGGAAATTCCGCAGGCGGCAGACGTGAAAGACCTGCTGGGCAACATCGACAAGAACACCGGCAAGATCGCAAAGACCGTGGATCTGTCCGATGAGCAGATCAAGATGCTGGTGGATGTGGCAGAGCGGAAGTACGTCAACAACGTCAACCTGACAAGCCAGACCCCCATGATCACCGTGCAAGGCCAGAACACCGGCAATACCGAAAAGGATGCCCGGAATTTGGCAGACACCCTGAGGGACGTTCTGGTGGATCTGATGAACGCAGGCAGCACCGTCACCGTGCAGTAAGGAGAAAGAAATGTCCCTGTATAAGCTGTATTTTTCCAGCGGCGCAACGGTGATCGCCCTGCCCATCAACCCGGAAAAGCTGCCGGAGACCCTTTCTGCCGACAACGGAACTTATAACGTGCTGGGCCTTGGCCCCATCATGCAGCCACGCACGCCGAACCTGCGCACCGTGTCCATTTCGGGCTTGCTGCCCGGTCGGCGGCTGCCGGGCCAGACCGGCATTCATCTGCCCCCGGCGGTGTATATGGCGTTCTTCACCACCGCCATGAAGAAAAAATCCCCCATCGTCTACACGCCCGTCCGGTTCTATGAGAACGGTGTTCCGTTCCTGGGGCCGAGCCTTGGCTTTCGGTGCCTCGTTACCAGCTTCAAGGCAGAGGAGCGCGGCGCTGAGACGGGAGATTTCTATTTTGACCTGAGCCTGACCGAGTACAAGGATTACTCCCCGCAGAGGGCTGTTGTGCAGGGCGCTGGCCAGACCGGAACCTTTTCCCCGGCCAGTATCGTCTCTGATGTGGCCAGCGTGGCCGCACGGGCCGTTTCAGCAGCTATGGCGGTAAACACTGCGGTGGATGCGGCGGGCTCTGTAAAGCTCTCTCTGACCCCAACCAGAACCACCCCGGCAGACAAGCTCGTTGTGGGGGCCAGACGGAAAGCCACCGGGAAGGTCTACGGCACCGGCAGCGGGGAGGAAGTTCTGACCAGCATCCATGGACAAATCGTTGTGGTGCGGCGCATCATCGACCGCGCCCGGCCCTGCCCCGTCTGCGTGGCAGACACCGGCGGCACTGTGCTGGGCTGGATGCCGGAGAACAGCCTGCAGGAGGTGGAAGGATGACCTATGAGCTTTTGGCCGCTCAGAAAGCCACCGGAAACACCCTGAACCTGACCAACAGCACCACGCAGGTGGTCTGGTCTACCCAGCGCACCGGTCAGCCGGGCAAGCTGACCTTTACCTATCTTCGCACCCCGGAATCCAAGCTGGAAGAGGGAGACGTGATCCGCTTTTCTGTGAATGGTCAGCTGCAGTTTTACGGCTGGGTGTTTACCCGGGGCTTTGACCGCTGGGGGCCGATGGACGTGGTCTGCTATGACCGCATCCGGTATCTCAAGGCCAATGCCAGCTATTCCTTCTACGGCCAGAGCGCCGGGGATATCATCCGGCAGATCGCGGAAGACTTTGAGCTGGACGTGGGGGAGCTGGCTGACACCGGCTACAAGCTGCCCTCCCTCATCATGCAGGACAAAAGCTGCATCGACATCATCAACACTGCCCTGCAAAAGACCCTGCTCAACACCGGCAAGGTGTATGTGTTTTACGATTCCGGTGACGGGCTGGCCCTCAAAGAGGCCAACGATCTGAAAACCGATATCGTCATCGGTGATTACAGCCTGATGACGAATTACACCTTCAATTCCTCCATCGACACACAGACCTACAACAGCATCAAGCTGGCCCGGCCCAATCAGAAGACGGGAAAGGCGGATGTTTTCGTGATGAAGGATTCGGATCACATAGGGAAGTGGGGCCTTTTGCAGCTATACCAGACCGTGGACGAGGCCGCCAACGACGCTCAGGTAAAGGAACAGGCGAAAGTGAGCCTGGAGTATTATAACCGGGTATTGCAGCAGCTCAAGTTCTCTTCTCTGGGCGTGCCGGGCCTGCGGGCCGGGGCGCTGATTCTGGTGAACCTGTCCGATCTGGACGGTGAGCCGTTCAAGCGGTATGTCATGCTGGAAAAGGCGGAGCACACCTTCAAAAATGACGAGCACACCATGGAACTGGAAGCAAAAGCACTGTAAGGAGGGAGAAGAGTGGATTTACTGGCAGTATTGCAGGAGATCTACCGGCAGACCAACGATGCCGGGCAGCCCACAGACCTGCAGATCGGCACAGTGACAAAAGCCCCGCCGGACGATGATGAGCTGGAGATCCAGATCAGTGAAGCAATGGCCCCGCTGAAACAGGCTGTGCTCTATCTGGCAGAGCCTGTCATTGAAAAGAAAATTCCCATCCTGCGCCACCGGCACGAGATCAAAATCCTGCAGCACAAGCACGCAACGCCATCCGGCCCAAGCGAGGACGCATTCACATCCCCGCCCTACTTCACGGAGTGGTCGGCCCTGCCGGATGGGTTTGACGCAAAGGTTCAGGCAGAAAACTTTGTGGGCTGGGAAAACGGCGCTGCGCTGCCTTTGAGCAAGGACAAAAAGTACATCATCCTGAACCCGGCCCTGAAAGCCGGGGACAAAGTGCTGCTGCTCCGCGTTCAGAGCGGCCAGAAATTCATTGTGCTTTCCCGAGTATACGGAGGTGAATCGTAATGGCTACGCTTCCCACAGGCACGTCCATCGACCTTTCCGGCGGCGTGGAATACGTCTCTCAACCGTCCAGAACCTGGTTTATTGACCAGACATCCGGCCGCATCACCGGGGAATGCGATGGGTACGAGGCTGTAAAACAGGCCGTGAACATCATTCTGAATGTGGAACGTTATCGCTGGCAGATCTTCCGCTCTTACAGCGGCATGGAGTGGGAGGGGTTGCTGGGGCAAGACCCGGGCTATGTGGCTGCCGAACTGCAGCGCCGCCTGGAAGAGGCCCTGACCGTGGATGACCGGGTCACCGGCGTGAAGGACTTCTCTTACACGGTGCAGGGACAGGCCCTGACAGCGTCCTTTACCGTCTCCACGATCTACGGCGAAATGCAGGCAAGCACGGAGGTGAACACCGCAGCATGATCGATTTTTCTACCGCACAGTACCGGGCGATTCTGGACTATATGCTGTCTCAGATCCCGGACGACTACGACAAGCGGGACACAAGCCCTATCCCAACAGCTCTTTCTCCCGCCGCCTATGTCTTTGAGGGGTTCTTCCTTTCCCTGAACATGGTGCAGCGGCAGGCGTTTTTTCAGACAGCCACTGGCAGAGCGCTGGATCTGCTGGCCCCCATCGCCACCGTTACCCGCAAGCAGGCCACGGCGGCGGTGAGAAAAGGCGAGTTCAATATGGCGATCCCGCTGGGCAGCCGGTTCTCCACCATCAACGGCGCGGACAGTATCAACTTTACTGCGCTTTCCGCTCTGGGTTCCGGGCACACCTACCGCCTTTTGGCCGAAACACCCGGCACCATCGGCAACGACTACACCGGCCCTATCCTACCCATCGACACCATTCAGGGCCTGACTTCTGCCCGGATCTCGGATATCCTGACACCCGGAGACGAGACCGAGACCGATGACGAATTCCGCGCCCGCATCGAGGCGTCGCTGAACAGCCGCTCCTTTGGCGGCAATGTGGCGCAGTACGTGGAGGAGATCAAAAAGCTGGACGGTGTGGGCGCTGTGCAGGTGTACCCGACATGGAGAGGCGGCGGCACGGTGCTCTGCTCCGTTCTGGGTGCGGACTGGCTGCCTGCATCCACCGACCTTGTGCAGACCATTCAGAACGCCATCGACCCGGTGCCGTACTCCGGGCAGGGGCTCGGTCTTGCGCCCATCGGTGCAAAGGTAACGATCACGGCCCCGGAGAAGCTGGAAGTTTCGGTCACCGCATCGGTGACGCTCCTGCCCAGCTACTCGCTGGATACAGTTCGCACCGCGGTACGGGAGGCGCTGGAGGCATATCTGCTCAATGTGCGGAAAAGCTGGGAGACCAATATCAGCAAAACCGGCATTGAGTATAGCGCCAACGTCTACACGGCCCGCGTATCTGCGGCCATCATCACGGCAGAGGGCGTGGTAAACGTGACAAACGTCCTGTTGAACGGAGCAGCGGACGATTTGATTCTGACAGAAACCGGCGAACGGCAGCAGGTTCCTGTGGTTGGGACGGTGACGCTGCATGAAGCTTGATCTCTCGCACGACCTGCTGCCGCTGCTGCCGCCCATCTACCGGAAAGTGCAGGACTATCAGCAGATCTGTGATGCCGAAAAGGCAGAATTTGACCTGCTGGCTGGTTCCGTGGAAGGGGTCCAAAGCAACTTCTTTTTCCAGACCATGGACGAGGATTCCGTTGCACAGTGGGAAAAGGTGTTTCACATCGTGGCTGTCCCGGAAAAGGAATCTCTGGACTTCCGCAGGCAGCGTGTAATGACCCGCATTGCGACCCGCCCGCCCTACACACTGGGGTTTCTGTATCAGAAGCTGGATGAGCTGATTGGAGCGGGTGCATGGACGTGCTCCATCACATACCCGCTCTACGAGCTGAGGCTTGCGACGAGCGCAAAGAACCAGTCGTACTACGATGAGGTGACGCACCTGATCAACAAGATCAAGCCTGCACACATCGTCTTTATCAGTATGCCGTACCTCAAGACCGGGATCCTGATCACGGAGCAGGTCGATGTGCAGAAATACGATTATAAGTATCGTCTGGGCGGCTGGGCCCTTGGGAAAAAGCCGTTTGCCGAGCTTGGAGGATGGACGACCGTAAAGGCTGCGGCCTCACCGACATTGACGCAAGCGCTCCTTCTGGACGTGGCCCACAAGGCGGCAGAGCTTGCCACGACGGCACGGCTCAACCGCGCAGCGACCGTGAAACCGCTGAAAAGCGTCATTGCATCTGCGACACTGCAGGTGGGTTCTGAAATGCTGATGATCGCGGGTGAGAATCTGAAGTTGGAAGCATCCATTGAACCGGAGGCAGGTAATTCAACCGTCACGCACTACGAGATACTGAACGATGCCGGAGAGGTGCTGTATTCCTCGGATTGCTATTTTGGCGTTACCGAAAAAACGGACGTGGACGTAAATCTCTCTATTCTGGAGGGGGCGGACACCGTGCTGGCAAACGGAAGCCGGTATCACTATCTTCTGGGCAGCTGGCTTTTGGGCAAGGATGCCTTTGCGTCACCGGGACAAAATTATTTTGTCCCGGTGACGGCCTCCGCGCCCGATTCTGCATCTGTGACCCCGCTGTTTCTGGCAAGCCTTGCCTCGTACCTGGCGGATCACATCAACATGGTGCAGCTGAACGGCGATTATACCGTTCCGAACCTCGCAAAGAGCCTTTCCGGTGCGGCAGTCACGCTGCAGTATGAGCTTCTGCCATCGGAAAAGATCACAAAAGTCTCTGCCATCTCCGCACAAGATGCGTTCGGAGCCGCCCTCACACAGGACGATGTCAGCATCGAAACCACGACCAGAACAAAGTTCAAACACGTCATTATCTTCAAGGAGGGAACATTGCTTTATGGCGGATGATATCCTGAAAAACATTCCTCTTCCCGCTGATCTTCCGGAAAACTGGACATCCGGCCAGATCGTCGCCCCGACCGGCGCTGAGGCTGGTCTGGACGAGCAGCACGGGTACAACTACCTTATGAAACAGGTCAATAACGCGCAGAAGGCAGCAAAGGCGCTGAATGCGGGCAAAGCAGACTCCGTCGATCCACATAATCTTTCTATTCCAATTACGGGGTGGCAGACAGACACAAAAGTTGCAGAGTACCCGCATTACATTGATATTACAGCAGACGTTACGTCCACGACTGTGGTATCTGTCAGTATCGACCCTGCAAGCGCAGACGTAGCCGGTAAAGCTATGCTTGTAAACCCCGAAA